TTAGCGCAGTCGATTTATTCTCTTCGTTCATGCAAGAACGTAAAGACACTGGTCGAATTTATCTCCAGAATGTTGACAACGCAAACATCCAAGGATCCTTTGACGAAGCTATTGCGCCTATCAGACAAAGTAACTTGTGTGCTGAAATTGATTTGCCGACAAAACCACTTGATGATATTAATGATGACGAAGGTGAAATAGCGTTATGTACTTTATCCGCAACTAATTGGGGTAACATTAGCGATCCTTCTGAGTTCGAAGAGATATGCGATTTAACCGTTCGTGCACTTGACGCATTGCTAGATTATCAAGCGTATCCTGTTAAAGCTGCTTATATTGCCACAATGGGTCGACGTCCATTAGGCGTAGGTATTAATAACCTTGCTTATTGGCTTGCTAAAAATGGCTATACTTATCAAGGTATTACTAAAGAAGGTTTAGCGCATTTGCATGAATGGCTTGAAGCATGGTCATATTATCTGATTAAGGCATCAATTACATTAGCTGAAGAGAAAGGCTCATGCAAATGGTCTGACCAAACTAAATATCAGAAAGGATTGTTTCCAGTCGATACTTATAAGAAGGCTGTTGATACATTAACTCCTAATGCTCTTAAACTGGATTGGGATTCATTGCGTGAACGTTGTAAAGTAAGTGGTATTCGTAACAGTACTCTTATGGCGATTATGCCATCCGAAACGTCTTCTCAAGTAATTAATGCAACGAATGGTATTGAACCACCTCGCTCATTAGTATCTGTAAAAGCATCAAAGGACGGAATATTGAAACAAGTTGTTCCTGAGATTCGCAAGTTAAAAAATAAGTATGACTTGTTATGGGATCAGAAATCGCCTGAAGGATATATGAAAATCTGTAGTGTTATTCAGAAGTTCGTTGACCAAGGTATTAGTGTTAATACATCTTACAATCCTGCTCATTTTCGAGATGAAAAGATTCCGATGTCAACATTACTTCAAGGTTTACTTATGTTCTATAAGTTTGGTGGTAAGCAATTGTATTACTTTAATACACATGATGGTCAAGGCGAAGTTGAATATATAGAACCAGTTACTGAAGGCATTTCGCCTGATGAAGAAGATTGTGAGAGCTGCATATTATGAAGAAACCGATGTATGTTTCGCGTAAAGTATTAAATGGAAAAGATATTATAGAATGGGCGAGAGGTCAAGGCTTTAAAAGCGCCTTGGCCGTCGAGGCGCTGCATGTCACAATAGTGTATTCAAAGGAACCTGTCGATTTTAACAATGTTGAAGCCGAGAATAAGAATAAGGTTACCATTAATAACGGAACCCGCTCAATAGAAACGTTTGATGGCGGTGCTACCGTTCTCAAATTTCAATCAAAAGTATTAGCAAAACGTCAGAAAGAGTTATTAGCTCTTGGATGTTCTTGTGATTATGATACATATAAGCCGCATATTACTATTACTTTTGAAAGCGATGGCGTTGACGTATCAGGCGTAATGCCTTATGCTGGAGTAATTAAATTAGGGCCAGAGATCGTTGAAGAATTAAACGAAAACTGGGCTGATGAAAACGAGGAAGAGTATGTATAAGTCATTTGACGTAGACGGATATGATGGCGCTGACAAAAATATGTTCTTTGATGCTCCGGTATCAATAGCCCGTTATGATATACAAAAGTACCGTATGTTCGAAACATTGACGGAACAACAGATGGGATTCTTCTGGAAACCTGATGAAGTCGATGTTTCGAAGGATGCCAAGGATTTTAGAGCATTAAGTCCACATGAACAGCATATCTTTACGAGTAATCTTAAGCGGCAAATCGTATTAGATTCCGTTCAAGGTAGAGCTCCTAGTGCGGTCTTCGGGCCTTTGGTTTCTTTGCCTGAACTTGAGAATTGGATATGTACTTGGGTATTTAGCGAACAGGTTCATAGCCGTTCATATACTCATATTATTCGTAACATCTATTCAGATCCATCAGAAGTATTTGATGGAATAAAAGATATAAAGGAAATCGTTGATTGTGCTGAGTCAATATCAAGACATTACGATAACCTTGCGCGCTATAATGAAATGGCTAATATCCACAAAGAAATGTATGGTTCATATCAACATAAGAAATTGTTATGGCTAGCACTTCAAGCAACTAATGCTCTTGAAGGTTTACGCTTCTATGTTTCTTTTGCATGTTCATGGGCATTTTATGAAACTAAAAAGTCAATGGAAGGTAACGCAAAGATCATTAAGTTAATCTGTCGCGACGAGAATTTGCATCTTGCTTCGACCGTATATATGATAAAGACTCTTCCTAGAGAAGATGCTGACTTTGCTAAAATCCGAGATGAATGCCATGATGAATGCGTTGAGATATACGAGGAAGTCGCTGAGCAAGAAAAGGATTGGGCTAAGTATTTGTTTAAAGACGGATCAATGGTAGGACTCAACGAATCAATGTTATGCGATTATGTTGAATGGCTTGCAGGTCGACGTATGAAAGCTGTAGGATTAGCAACTAAATACCCAGGCGGTTCAGATCCATTGCCTTGGACGAAACGTTGGATATCTGGGTCTGAAGTACAAGTCGCACCACAAGAAACGGAAATAACGAGCTATAAGCTTGGTGGAATCACCAAAGATATTAGCGATGATACATTTAAGGAGTTTGAACTATGATTGATGAAACCATAGTATGGTCAAAACCTAATTGCCCTTTTTGTGTACAAGCAAAAGAGTTATTGGATTCAAATGATATTAGCTATACCGAAAAAGAAATCGGTAATGGTTATACAAAAGAACAATTACTTGAGGTTGTTCCTAATGCACGTTCAGTGCCGCAAGTTTTCCTTAAGGGCGAACATGTTGGTGGGTTTAATAATCTCGAATCAGTTTTAAAAGGATAACACAATGATTACACACGAATGCTTAGAGTGCGGAGCAGATTTCAGTATAGAACATAATAATGGCGAAACGAGCGATATGCCATTAACATTTTGTCCATTCTGCGGTACCGAACTAATTAACGAGCTTGACTTCAACGAATAAATAAACCATTAATTAACAATGGTAAGTTTATGTGGTATTATAAAGGGAAAGAGTTTACGAGCGAAGACATAGGCGAATACATTGGTTTTGTATATGTCATTACTGATCTGTCAAACGGTATGAAATATATCGGGAAAAAAATATTAATGTCAGTTCGTAGGCTTCCTCCTTTAAAAGGACAAAAGCGTAAACGCCGAAAGGTTGTAGAGAGCGATTGGAAAAAGTATTACGGATCTTCAGAAGAAGTGAAAATGTTACTTGAAGAGAAAGGTCCTGATAACTTTAAACGCGAAATAATTCATTTGTGTACAATGAAAGGCGAAATGAGCTACATGGAGTGTTATCATCAAATGATAAATCATGTGTTATTAAGGCCCGACGAGTTCTACAATAAATTCGTCGGGTGTAAGATTCACGCAAAGCATTTAAAAGGAATTTCGGTAGAAGACATCATGAAATAAACCTGCATTTATCAAAGTGCCAGCGTTTCATACCTTATTTATACAATTAAGTATTTTGAGAATAAAGTTGTTGACATCGACTTATAACTAGTATATAATAGTTCTATATTAAATTAATTGAGATTGCTTTAGCAATCGGGGGATAGTAACATTATAATAGTTGATTGGAACGGTTTGGTTATACCGGCACTCACCGCGCAAAAAGGCGCTGACCTTACTGACGAAGATTTCATTCGCCACGTTACACTAAATTCTCTACGTATGTACAATAAAAAATACCGTGAACGCTTTGGCCAAATGGTCATTGCATGCGATGCTGGCAATGTCTGGCGGAAAAAGTATTATGCTGAATATAAATGGTCGCGTAAAGTTAATCGTGAAAAGGACCAAAAAACAGATTGGAAAGCCGTCTTTGTAATTGTAGACAAGATTCGTCAAGAACTCATCGAGAACTTCCATTATAAAGTAGTACACGTTGATACTGCTGAAGCTGATGATATCATTGGCGTATTGGTTGAAACGACTCAAGAGTTCGGGCAATGCGAAGACGTGATGATAGTATCATCTGATAAAGATTTTGCTCAACTTCAAAAGTATTCGAACATACATCAGTATTCTCCACTCACTAAGAAATTGATTAAAGAACCTAATCCAAAGGCATTCTTGTTTGAACATATTCTAAAGGGCGATGGATCTGATGGCGTACCAAATATCTTATCACCTGATGATTGCTTTAAAGAAGGCATTCGCCAAAAACCGCTAACAAAGAAACGTAAAGACGTTCTCCATGAATCAATTGACGATCCTAAGTCTGTACTGACTGAAGACGAATGGGTTAACTTTGTTCGTAACCGTAAAATGATTGACCTAGCGTATATCCCTGAAGATTTAGTTCAGAAGATTATAGATACGTATGAAAATACTAAAACAGCATCAAAGCTTAAGATTATGACTTATCTTATTAAGAACCGCTGCCGCAATTTACTTGAATGTGTAGGAGACTTCCACTAATGACCACTAACATAAAATATATTTACACGGTACTCGATGCCGCAAACAGAGCAAAAACTAAAGCTGAAAAGGTAGCGGTATTACAGAAATACAATTCCCAAGGTTTACGAGACATGTTCTATTGTCAATACAGCGACAAAATTGAATTTGCTTTGCCTGAAGGAGCTCCACCTTATCAAGAATTCGATTCTTCTAAATCTCAGATTCCTAAGCAACTCAGCAAGATTGCTCCAAAGCTATTGAAGTATCTTGTTAAAAATGGCCCAGGGATGAAGTGGTTGCCTGTTAAACGCGAACGTAAGTTCCTTGACATTATTGAAGTTATTCATCCTCTCGATGCAAAAGTTGTTATCGCTGTGAAGGACAAATTGCTTAAGGAAGCGTATCCAACGTTGACTAAAAATGTTGTGCAAACGGCTTTCCCGACCTTATTGGGAAACGTACCCTAATAACCAAATGTTATACCATATTACAAAAGGTTATTTTACATCTGACCGGACATTTGATATAATAGATCTATAAATTGAGGTAAGGAATTAAATTATGAATCTATTTGTTTTATCAGATTGTCCGTTTGAGGCCGCTAAATCTCATTGTGATATCCACGTTAATAAAATGATCATCGAGACAGCGCAAATGTTATCAACTGCGCACCGTCTCCTTGATGGCAAAATGTTTATTGAGTTAAGCAAGTCAGGTAGCAAATTAAAAAAATGGGATCATCCTAAATTACACGATGTTCTCTATAAGTCCACTCATTACAATCATCCATCATCAGTATGGATTCGTGCAGCTTCTAACAATTATCGTTGGGCATATTGTCTATTCAAAAGCCTGTGTAATGAATATACTGATCGCCGTGGCAAAGTCCATGCGACTCAAAAACTTTTAGACCGCCATCTGTTTACTACTCCTGCAAACATCAATGCTGGTATGCAAACGCCATTCGCAATTTGTATTGCCGATGAATATGACCTTGCTGACGTTAAGGATCCTATTGAAGCATATCGTCGTTATTACATTAAGAAAAATAACGAGCAGTTTAACATGACTTGGATTAAAAATAAACCATCTTGGTTTACTTCTAGTGAATATGGAGAAATTATATAATGTATACTATTGAACAAGAAATCACCGTTTGGCCTGAAGGATCAGATTACAATCATTCCTACTTATTCGACGATCGGAAGCGTTGTGTAGGATACATTCCTAAAGGATCTGAAGAAGTTAAGTTATTCACAAAACCAAGCGTGCAGTTTTCACGTTCGCATCGCAAATTTGAAAAGGTAGGAACTTATAATGAAGCTTGAACTAATTTTGAAAATAGGTTGCGTTGTATTATTAACCGCGTATCTTACGGCCATTGGAATGTTAATACATGGTGCTTTTGGTACCAACGGCTCGGTGATGATGATAGCATGTTATCTAGTCTTTATATACAAATTTATAAAGAAACCAATACAATGAAAATATCCTATTATAGCGATATACATTTAGAGTTCGATAACTTTAACTGGCCACATACATTTGACGACGGAGCCGATGTATTAGTTCTTGCGGGCGATATTGGCGTAAAGCAACGCCACTTCGATTGGATGTTAGCTCAACCGCATAAACATATCATCTATGTTCTAGGCAATCATGAGTATTATGGTTCAAACATTGAAAGCGTTGAACGAAAAGCTCGAGATGCGTTCGAAGGAACTAATGTACATTTTTTACAAGATGGTGAGCATGTTATAATTGATGGTGTTCTATTCTTAGGCGGTACATTATGGACTGACTTTAAATTGTATGGTGAGTTTAGAGAACCCCTTGCAAAAATGGAAGCTCAATTCGCAATGAATGATTTCAAGAAGATACGTCAAGGCAAGAACTATAAACGATTAATGCCTGATGACGTTATCATCAAACACAAAAATACTTTAAAGATATTCAAAGAAAAACTGGAGTCAATGATATATGATAAAGCGGTCATCGTTACGCATCATGCGCCGTCTGAAAAATCGATTGAAGAAGCGTATAAAGGGGATAAGTTATCTCCAGCGTACGCTTCAAATCTTGAAGAATTTATGCTCAGCTATTCTCCAGTTCTTTGGGTTCACGGTCATATTCACGTTAACAATGATTATTTCGTTGGTGATACTCGCGTTGTTTCTAATCCACGGGGTTATGTCAGTATTGGTGACGCTAATCGAGAGTTTGAATTACAAAAGGTAATTGAAGTATGAGTTCTTCAGCTATCTTTGATAATGGATATACTCGATGCCGAGAAATGTGGGATCGTCGAAGACTAACGAACTCAGTTCCTATAGCCGAGATTGGTAAGGAATCAGTATCATGGGCGGCTAACGCAATGGGTGAGTTTGAAGCTGGTAAAATTGTTGGTGACCGTACTGCAATCGCTGGATATGAATGGTGTCCGTTATGCGATGAAGTTCATAATATGAACGATGTAATAGAGCCTAATCCATTAATGGACGATATGCCGATGGGTTTAACTGAATGTGAAGGATGCAGGCGCTACTTTTCTTATCAATCTACTAAAAATATGAATGACGCCTTGACAAAGTGGTATCACATATTCCCATCTTTCTGGGCCGATGACGAGTATGACGCCGATGAATAACCTTGAACTGTTTGTTAATGCTAAGATCCCATCTATTGGAATGAAAAAGGTGTGGGTTCAAGTATCATACGAGAAAGGCAGAGGGTATTGGTGTTACACTTATCTTCCAGGGTGGAGGTTTAAACTGTATGTAAAGACTGATGAAATTATTCGTATGAGGAATTCGGATGCCAACGCGAGATGGCTATTAGCTAAAATTATAAAAGACTGCAGGCTGGTGAAAAACCGTTCAGATCATTATGACCGAACATATTTAATGACTGAATATAAAACACTAAAACGATACGAATTTATTATAAGGAAAAGAATGAATGAAATTTCATGAAGATGGTACATTAGCGCACAGCGGTGAAGTGTTTGTGTTTGGCTCGAATTTAAAAGGATTCCATGGAGCAGGAGCAGCACGAGTTGCTGAAAACCACTTTGAGGCCGTAATGGGAAAAGGCAACGGTCATCAAGGTCAGTCATATGCTATACCAACAAAAGGTTTTCGTATTGAGACTTTAGGAATAGCACAAATAACCGAGTATATAAATAAGTTTGTACATTATACGAACACTGAAACTGATATTAGTTTCTTTGTAACCAGAGTCGGATGCGGTCTTGCTGGATTTAAAGATTCAGAGATTGCGCCATTATTTAAAAACGCGAAGAATTGCAGTTTTGCAAAAACGTGGAAACAATACCTAGAGGATTAAAAATATGTTTAAAATGATAATTATTTGCTTAACAATAGCGTTCATGGCAATGGGATCGGCAACTGTACGTGCTAACGATGATCCATCAGTAGCTTTACAAAACATCTGTAAGATAGTAAAAGCCGATGATAAATCGCTCCTTCGTAAAAAGATTAGTAAAGTTAAGAAGGAATTTACTATAAAGTTCAAAGACTATTACGGTGACATAAGCTGCAGTGGCGGAAGTCTATTGCGATATGCGGATGTGAATCAATCACTAATATCTTTAAAATTCATGGCCTCTAAGCTTAATGCTAGCACTCTTAAAGCTAGCGATTACCTAACTACTTTATCACCAGAAGCGATAGCGATTATAAAGGCTAGGATTGAATAATGAAAAGCCGTTTAGTATTTCTAGTCATTGCGATCGCGTTATTAGGATTCGTATATTACGTTAGTCCTGATATTAAGTTTCCTTTGATAATCCACAAGTTAACATTGGTAAGTATCGCTAGCGTTTTAGGATATTTCCTTGATGTAATTTTGTTTCCGAGATTCAGACCACATCGCATGCTTTTAGATAGCATGCCTCCTCAAATTATTGCGGCTACATTAATTCGGCGAGCAATGATTATGATGGCTGTTATACTCGGCGTGACGATGGGTATATAGTGAAACGCTTAATACTTTTAATAATGATGATAACCTCGGCTGCTAACGCAGCTGAGTTCATTCCTGACACTGCTGCAAGGTACCAACGAGACTTGACCAGATTCGCGCAATACCATTTTGGGATTAATGCGCCGACTGCCACGTTTGCGGCACAGATCCATAAAGAGTCGACATGGAACCCTCGAGCAAAAAGTCCTTTCGCCGAAGGATTGACTCAGTTTACACCAGAAACGGTTGATTGGGTTTCGCAAAAGTTTCCGGTATTAGTAGCGGCTGAACCCTTAAATCCAATATGGGCAATTCAAGCAATGCTATTATATGATAACTATTTACTTGAACAAATTACTTATTGGGGCGATGATACCAAAACTCTTGAAGTTTGTGATGATTGGGCATTTGCTTTGTCAGGTTATAACGGTGGTTATGGTTGGGTTATCCGAGATAGGAAACTTGCTCGTACGGCTGATGGGTATGACCACAATGTATGGAAAGATAATGTTGAGTTATTCACGGATCGTAGTGATGCCGCAAGAAAAGAGAATCGTGGTTATCCCAAAAAGATATTAGGATCTCTTGCTACGTTATACCATGAAGGCGGGTGGGGGCCGAAGATCGAATGCAAAACAAAAGTTAAGATCGAAGAGTTCGACCATCACTATGTAGAATTTGCATGTGAAACGATATAACCATATTCTTTTTTGTTCTAAAAATAATGAAATTAACTATATACATCTATTCAGTTAGTTGATATAATAGTACCATAAATTGATAAACAACTATTTGGAAATATTATGAAAAAATCTATGCTAGGCAAGGCCATTATGATTGCATCTGCCGCGCATGTTGACCAAACTGATCGCGGCGGCAAAGCCTATATCCTCCACCCCATGCGTTTAATGATGCGTTTGAGGACTGATGATGAAGAACTCATGTCAATTGCTATTCTCCATGATGTCGTTGAAGATAGCGACTGGACTTTTGAAGGCTTAATAAGAACTGGTTTTTCGCCGAGAGTCTTGGCTGCGCTAGTTTTGCTAACGCATGTAGACGGCGAAGCGTACGAAGATTACATTGAACGTATCGGAACAAGTCTTGACGCAATAATGATTAAGAAAGAAGACCTTCGTGACAACAGTGATATTACCCGACTAAAAGGTATTACTGATAAAGATTTATTACGTACTCGGAAATATCATAGAGCGTTCATGCGATTATCCGAATTAGAAAGTAAATTTATATAACCATATTCCTTTTTATTCTAATAAAGTTGTTGACACCGCAACCATCTATTGATATAATAGATCTATAAATTGATTGAACCATTAGGAAATATAATATGAGAGTTTTTGGAACTAAGAACGAAAAGATTATTGCATTCGCTGAGTACGTCGCGGCTAAATTAGAAATCGACGCATACCCAGTAGACATTTTGTTTGAACATGAAAGCATTACTGGTAGTGACTTCGGTTACACAAGCGGTTCTACTGATTACGCTGAAGTCACTATCTTCCGTAGAATATATGGGTCTAAGATTGACATGGAAGAAATGCTTCAAACTATTGCGCATGAATTGGTGCACGCCAAACAATTTTTAACTGGAAGATTATCTCTTGAAAGTATGGATTATCAATGGGAAGGTAAAAAATACAACAACGAAAATTCTATAAGTTCTCCATGGGAAATCGAAGCAACCGATCTTGGCGAAAAACTTTACAACAGTCACAGCTGAGGTAGTAATGATTTTATTTATGCATGGCTTAAATAGTAGTAATCAGACAAACAAATACACGACTATTACCCAAGAAAAATATTGCGAAACCGTTGACTATTTAGAACTAGGAGTTGATGGCATTAGCAAAACATACGATGAATTAATCGACCGAATAAAGCCAGACGTATTAGTCGGTCATAGCCTCGGTGGTTATTGGGCATTAAAGAAAGGGGCTGAACGTAACATTCCTTGCGTATTATTGAACCCATCGCTTTTCCCGATGACCGAAGGTTACACTGATATAACTACGAATGAATTAGCCAAAGCACCAATGATTCATGCTTATATCGAATTAGGTGATGAAATAATTAATGGTTATAGTATTGCTCAGTTTTTAAGCACTAAGGCCGCACTAAGACTTGACCAAGCAGGCCATCATAGAATCGAACGACTTTATATGGTTAACGAAATTATTAACCAACATTACGCTTACGAATTAGTTCATTAATATAAATAACATTAAACCTACAAAGAAACAGTTATGAAATCATTTAAACACTTCAATGAACATTCAATGCTTAATGAACGGTTCGTAAATTTATTAGGCAAGGACGAAAAGAAATCTGAATACGCCAAAGAAGTATTCGCTATGATTCAAAAGAGTTACGAATCAATTGGTGGCCAGAAAGGCAACGGCTTCAAATCTGCGAATGATATGATTGCTAATATACCATTCTGGAAATTGGTTAGACGAAGCGGGAAGATCGTTGCGGGTGCAATGTATCGTGACAAAGGTGGACGTAAGCGCGTCGCAGTTTTCACGGATGGAACTATTGCAGGTAAAAAGGGTATTGCCTCAATAATGAAAGAAGACTTTGACCGTGCATACTTTGAAGTATCAGGTCCTAGTTTAGGTTTTGCTGTTAAGCTATTAGGCATTGACTTTGTTAAAAGCTTTGCTAAAACTCCTGAAGAAGCAGCATCCATATTGAAAACCGATCTTGATGAAGTTCCTGAGAAAGATAGTTATATAACAAAGTATCCAGCATTAAAGCAATACTTTTATCAGAGAGATCTTGGCGGGAAATTAAATACTAAAATTATGTTAGGTACTAATGGCAAGAAGCTTGTCATAAACGAATTGTAAGGATTGTTATGAAAAGACATTATGTAAAAGGCGAATTAATCAGATTTAGCGAAGGCGAGTATTCTGATTATTGTACAGGCAATACTTATGAAGTATTATCTCCAATTGATTTAAAAGAATTCTCAGATAAGTTCATAAGCGAACATGGACCACATAAGTCAACTAATAGATTCGTTGAGTTTCTTGAAGAGAATCTTCCGTTAAAGGCAATAGCCGTCACGGAGTGTTGGGTTGGTGGGTATGATTATGACGCTAGCGCGCTGGAGAAAGACTAATGGCAACGTACATATATAAATGTAATGATGAATCATGTGAAGTTAATAAAGAGTACTATGAAGTTCGCCAATCGATGAAAGACGATGCTTTAAAGTCATGTCCGAAATGCTGGGAAGATACGCTATCACGTGTAATAACTGGTGGGACGCATTTTCAATTGAAAGGTAAAGGCTGGACTGGTAAACTTGGCCACCGATAGCATGACGCAATGTGAAATCTGTGGAGATGGTGTTTTAATAGATTTAACTGAGAAGAATGAAGTTAGATATAAGGGTCGCACTAAAGAAATCACGTGTGTGTATTCGGTATGCGATGGGTGTCATTCAGACCAAGCCGACAGCGAAAAACTACGGCTCAATAAAGAACAGATGACTAAATTTAAAGCTGAGGTTGATTATGAAGAGCAACGCTTACAAAACTGATGTTAGGCCATATTCTTTTTAATTATACCATATTCTTTTTTATTTAAAGAAAGTAGTATACATTTGTCCTGTCCTTTGATATAATAGATCTATAAATTGAGTTAAGGAATAAATTATGAATAGATTGATACTAACGCAAATCACCGAAAACTATGGTGCTCATGATTGGTCAGGCGAAGGTCGCTGTCCACAATATTGGAAAAATAAAGGCGGGAATGTATACGTCTTATGTCCTGAATTGAGCAACGACGACGAAGAAGACATCATTGGGTTGATCCAAAACTCTGATGATTATTCTGAGGAATGGGTGATGTCACGATTCAACGCGGACAAGCCATCAGACCATTATGACGAATGGGAAACTCCAGTGAATATTTCAAAAACGACTGATGGCATGTTCCGTGCCACGGCTAAAAACGAATACGGCGTGAAGAGTTGGATAATGCTTGCAAACGGCAATCTAACCAACTATAAGTTTAAACCAACTCAAGGAATTATATAATGTTTACATTAGGTTATAATAAATTTTTAATTGAAATCAATTATAAGTCAGGAATTCAAAAACGTTTCTGGTGTTATGAGTTTTCAAACAATAAGATCGGCGCTGACTATTGGCCCGTGCATCAAAGTAAGCCTGTTGATTTATTCTGCTCTAATGAGCTTGTAGAATCTATTGAGTCAGTATGGACGTTAGCCGTTCGTCGCGGTTTGCTTGGGACTAAAAAGTAATATGGTTATTCTTTTTAATTCTAAAAATAATGAAATTAACTATATACACAAGTCCCAATAGTTGATATAATAGATCTATAAATTGATAAACAAACAAAACAAAAACGGAAAAATATATTATGAAATTATCCGAAGTCCTATTAAATATCTCTAAAATGAACAGCAATGAACTTAACTCAGTTATCGACATGGTTAATCGTACTCGCAGTTTTCAAATCTCGCAAGTCGCAAACTCTTTCCATGTAGGTGATAAGGTTTATTTTAAGAATCGTCAAGGGCGTAAAGTTCGTGGTGTTGTTGCGAAAGTTAATCCTAAGAACATCAAGGTTAAAACTGAGCAAGGTGTTTGGAATGTAACTGCAACTTTACTTAAGTCTGATACTGCAGTCAATGCGTAATCCATTCAAGGCGTTAAATCGCAAAGAATCAACATGGGATGCTAAGTTTTGTACATTAGATGTTCCGTATGGCTGTGTAACCGATTCATATTTCGTTGAGAAAGAAGCTAATGAAATCGCGTATGATAAGGATCTTAAGATAGAATTTACTGATAACATCGATCTTAAGATCCTAACGGTTACAGTTTTATGAAGTTAGTTCAGTATTATTTTGATAACGATCATGGTCAGATGCTTCTTGTTAAAGTTAACGATCAGCGAGAAACCACTATTCAAGAGATTAGCGTTGATGAATACGTTAGGATCTTAGCGTTCCATGATGAACAGCGAGCAGTTCGTAATGAATTTCTCGAAAATTATTTTAAGAAAGTTGTTGACATTGATTAAGAACTATTGTATAATAGCTATATTAATTAATTATAAATAAAAAGAATTCGGTGAAGCAGAGATAAAAGTATTTTGGACACGGGTTCGAATCCCGTCATCTCCACCTAAGAACATTGGTTTTGGGTTTGTATTGAGAAACAGTAAGACACTCAATACAATAAAGGTTCCTATTAACGATATGGCTAGTGTTCTTAAATGGGGATGTTTTGGAATCGACAGGATATTAATAGTCAATGTGGAGAATAGTGTTGATACACTCTAAACTATCAATTAAAATAACTGCAAACGAAGAAATGTACGCATTAGCAGCATAGGCTAATTGAGGTTGACCACCTTATTATCAAACGGTTATAGCAGTTCTTGGGTAAGGCTATTTAAACTCCCTTGAGACAAATTTTGATTAAGCGCTCGTCTACCAATGGTAGGAAAGAGGTGGCCGTATCGCTCGGCCTATAATAGGCGACCATTCCTTTCGAGGAAATAAATGAAAAAGTTGTTGACATTCTATTAAAACTTTGATATAATAGATACATAAATTGATAAAGAGTGTTTTCAGGGTGTCGAAATGGTAGTTTAAATCGGCTATGGTGTGAAGATGCATTACCGTTGTAACCGCAATGGGACATGTGTATCGGATAAGGTTGAGTGGTCCTCAACTAACTCGTTGGATTCGAGTGGCACCCTGAAAACGCTTTTGATTAACTCTTGTCAGATTCATCGTTAGAGCTCTAATGACAAAGATGAACAAATTATTTTGATGAACTTATTCACATGATGACTGTGCGTAGCGGGGAGTTAATAGCCCTCGGCCTGTATGATTCAAACGGCAGTCATCAGTTGAATAAGTTTAAAATTAAATGAAAAAAGTTGTTGACATTCTATTAAAACTTTGATATAATAGATACATAAATTAATTTGTTCTTTTTAAAAATTAAGAGAAGAACATGTATATATAGTTTACTAACTAAGGAAAAACTAATGAACACACTAACACTCAAACATACAGTAAGATGCTTATCGGATATAACGCCGACGGCCGGTTCGTATGCACAGATTAGTGTAGAGTTCCGCAATTGGGGAACAGGTTGATATGATTTAAAAGATTCACAAATTTAAATCATATCAACCCAGCAATTAAGCTGGGTTTTTAGTTTTTATAGATTAACTCCCTCAAGACTGTTCGTCGGGGCTCTTTGAGAAGAACAGCATCGCTCTTTAACATTTTGGTTTCCTATACGGGTTGCTAGTATAACGGCAATTACATCCGGCTTTTAACCGGTTAATCTGAGTTCGATTCTCAGGCAACCCACCAAATTTGGTCACGTAGCTCAGTTGGTAGAGCATCCGACCGATAATCGGCAGGTCACTGGTTCAAATCCAGTCGTGACCACCAAATTTGGCCCGCTAGCATAACGGTTAATGCAGCCGACTCTGAAATAGTAATTTGTATAAATAACTTATGACAACAGTTATAGACAAGATAATGTTAAAATATACAATATACAAAACAACGAATACTATTAACGGGAAGATATACGTTGGGAAGCATCAAACTGAAAATGCTGATGACAACTATTATGGTTCAGGAAAGGCCTTAAAGTTAGCCATTAAAAAGCACGGCAAAGAAAACTTTAGAAAGGAAATTTTATTTGTCTTTGATAATGAATTAGACATGAATAAAAAAGAATCTGAATTGATAACAGAAGAATTTGTGTCTAGGTCTGACACATATAATATGGGAGTGGGTGGCGAAGGTGGTGCTCATTTTAAAGGTAAAAGCCATTCTTTAGAAACTAGAAAACTAATATCTAAAGCTAATGAAGAACGGGATTGGTCATCATTTAAAGGTAAACCTCCTGTAAATAAAGGTAAAGTTGATTGTGCTGAAACTAAATTGCGTAAATCCGAAGCAGCAAAAAAGAGATGGCGCAAACCAATGTCTGAAGAGACTAAAAGAAAAATTAGCGAAACATTAAAGAAAGTAAACGGCCCGCTAGCGTAATGGTCAACGCAGCCGACTCATAATCGGAAGATTCGTGGTTCAATTCCATGGCGGGCCACCAAATTAAAGGGTAAGTAGCACAGCGGTAGTGCAGTCGGCTGTTAACCGACAGGTCGTAGGTTCTAATCCTACCTTGCCCGCCAAATTATACGCAGTTGGAGAAATTGGTTATCTCACCACCCTTTCAAGGTGGTATTACGGGTTCGAGTCCCGTACGGCGTACCAAATTGCATTTAAGTATTGAGGTCGGCAGATCCTTCAATATCGCAAATGGGTTCATATCATACTAGTCAATGTTATGAATCAAGATCTGCCAGATCTTAGGAGTAGAGGTGTAGTTGGATTGCATACTGGCCTGTCACGTCAGAGGTAGCGGGTTCGATCCCCGTCTACTCCGCCACTTTGGGGAATTAGTATAATTGGGAATACATCGGCCTTGCACGTCGAAGTCGGGAGTTCGATTCTCCCATTCTCCACCAATTTTAAGGAAGGGTAATCCGAAAGATTCTGGGTACCGGATGCGGTCTTGAAAACCGTTAGTCCTTTATTGGACGTCAGAGTTCGAATCTCTGTCCTTCCGCCAATTTAGAAAGTAAACCAGTCAGGGAACTGGAGCAGTTTGCTAAACTGTATGAACGTGAAAACGTTTTCGGGTCGGGACCGATGCTTTCTGCCATAGGGGTATGGTATAATGGTTATTACTTCGGACTTTGAATCCGACAATTCCAGTTCGAATCTGGATACCCCTTCCAATTTTTATAGTGTTCTTAGGTGTGACGGTGGCAGATGTGGAAATTGTCTCCGGTTGTGATTCGGAATCATGCGGGTTCGAACCCCGTCCGTCACCCCTAAGAATATTAACGCAAGTGCGGCAGAGACGGTGGTTCTGCACACGACTGTAAATCGTGTCCCTCAGGGTAAACATTGTAGGTTCGAATCCTACCGCTTGCACCAATTTTAACAACAGGATGTAGCGCAGTCTGGTAGCGTAGCTCGTTTGGAACGAGGCGGTCGTAGGTTCGAATCCTACCATCCTGAAAAATCTGCCGCTTTAGCTGAGATGGATTAGCGCGGGTGTGAAGTACCTGAGAGGTTGGATCGTTACCAACAGGCAGCACCAATTTAAAAATGCGGATGTGATGGAATTGGCATACATACTAGTTTTAGAAACTAGGTTTTGCGGGTTCGAGTCCCGCCATCCGTACCAAGCATTTATGGTGAAACTGGATATCACCCAACTCTTCTAAAGTTGTATTCTAGGTTCGAGTCCTAGTGAGTGCGCCAAATTATATAATGCGGAGATATGCTAATTGGCAACGCAATGAGACTTAAAATCTCATGTCTGTGAGTTCGACTCTCACTCTCCGCACCAGTTTTAGATGCTTAGCTCAGATGGATAGAGCACTCCACTACGAATGGAGAGGTCATAGGTTCGAATCCTATAGTGTCTACCAAATTTT